ATATCAGGATAATGAGTGAAATTAAAAATATAGTTAATGCAATTAAAGCAATAAACGAAAATGCAGAATTTAAATTTATCAATACTGATTTAGACAGTATTAAATGGTTAAATGGAACAACACCTATTTCTAAAGCTGACATAGAAGCTAAGATGGTAGAGTTACCTACTGCTGAAGAAGAAGAAGCTGCACAAAAAGAAACAGATTCAGCTTCAGGTAAACAAAAACTCAAAGATCTAGGATTAACAGATGCTGAGATAAAAGCATTAACAGGAGCATAAAAATTTGAATTATGGGTAAAACCATAATATAAAGAATAAGGAGGAACATATGGCTTATGTAGGAAAATTTCCGCTCACAGGAGCGTATCAGATTTTAGACGATATATCAGGATCGTTTACTGGATCAACTGCTGGACCGTTTAATTTAACAACAAGTGGAACAGCTGTGTCTCCAGAAACAGAAGCATCCGTAATTATATCTGTCTCAGGTGTTGTACAGCAGCCGATAAGTGCATTTACAATATCGGGTAGTCAGATTACGTTCACAGGAAACCCTGCAAGCTCAGATACTTTTTTCGGTATTGTTCTTGGTAATACTTTTGACATCGGAAAACCAACTGATGCAACAGTAGGTGCAGCAAGTTTATCAACAGATTTTTTTGTAAAGAATGCTCAGACATTAACATCATTGTCAATGGCGGGCTCAACAAACGGAGCAATGGTTGGACCAGTAACTATTAGTGGGACAATAACAATTCCATCAGGGAGTACATTTGTAATTTTATAATGAGTAAACTAGAAACAAATCAGGTTGATCCAGCTACAGGTACTACGCTAACGCTAGGAACATCAGGGGATACAATTTCAATTCCCTCAGGAGTAACTGTTAATATGTCTAGTGCAACACAAACAGGGGTTGGTGGATTACAATTAATTACATCAACTACATTTTCTAGTGTTTCTAGTGTAACTGTAGATAGTTGTTTTACTAGCACATTTAGAAATTATCATGTTTTATTTAATGCAGATTGGGGAACAGTTACAGATACTGATTTAACTTTACAATTTAGAGCAAGCGGTTCAACAGATTCAAACTCAAACTACAATTATCAATCAGATTATATAAATGCAAATAATAATTCTGGAGTTGCTGCTCAAAGTAATAGTGCAACTTCTGCAAATATTTTTGATAATGCTGATACAGAAATAAATGGTAGAATTGAATTTTATAATCCACAATTGAGTGATAGAAACACTTATTTTGAAAGCCTTTTACTAGGTCATGATGGTTCAACAGCAAAAAAAATTACTGGATTTGGAGAATTTGAAAACACAACATCATTTGATGGATTTATATTAACAGGATCTTCTGGAACATTTTCAGGAAGAATCCAAGTATTTGGATATAGACAATAGGAAAATTATGGCAAACGGAACATTAAAAGTATCGAATATACAAACGAGCAGTGGATCAGGGACTATTACTATTGGTCAATCTGGAGAGACTGTTAATATTTCTGGAACTTCTGGAACAGGCTTTGGAAAAATTGGACAAGTTTTACAAACTGTGAAAACTGATGTTTTTCAAACAAGTAGTAGTAGTTTTACTGATGTAACAGGACTATCAGTTTCTATAACACCATCTGCAACATCAAGCAAAATATTGTGCATTTGCACAGGAATTTATGGAAAAACAACAAGCGATAATTTTCATCATCAACTTGTTAGAGACAGCTCAGCCATCTTAACAAATATATTAGATCCAGGAACAGACACTAATCAGACAGGAGTTTTTTCAGTGCAATTTTTAGATTCGCCTAGTTCAACATCAGCGCTGACGTACAAACTTCAAGTTAAAAATGATGGAACTAATCCAGTAAATATAAATAGAAACAACGCCAATACAACTGATAGAGGTGACAGTACAATTACTGTAATGGAGGTATTAGCATAATGACATCAATAATACATGCAATTTTATCAATAAATCCTGAAGCAAAAGTTTCTGTTAATGCAGAAAATTTTGAACAAATAACTTGGCACGATGGAACTACGCCTATTCCTAAAGCTGATATAGAAGCTAAAATGGCAGAACTTCAAGCTGATTATGATAGTCAAGAGTATGCAAGAAATAGAGCTGCAGCCTATCCTTCTTTACAAGAATTTGCAGAAGCATATTGTGAAAAAGAAATAGGCGCTGACACTACAAAATGGGATGAATATGTAGTAAAGTATAATAAAGTAAGAACGGATAATCCGAAATAATTATGACAAGTATATTAAAAGCAGATAACATACAAGACGCAGACGGTAATAACATTATCAACGAGAGTAGTAACACGATTACTATCGGTGCATCGGGAGATACTATAAATGTTGCTGGAACTGCTGGAACTGGTTTTGGAAAAATTTTACAAGCAGTAACAGCTACACATTCAACAGCAGTTACTGTTACTGGAACTACTTTCACATCTTCTGGATTAGCAGCGTCTATAACTCCAGCATCTACATCAAATAAAATTTTGATACTCACTACTTCAGCAATTCAAACCTTTGGAGATGGATCAAGTTCATCTGGCAGAACTGGAAAAATAACTTTGCGTAGAGGTGGTGCTACAGATACAGAATTAACAACAATGGAAATTGGAATAAATGCTAGAACTGCTGATACCAGCACAAATCCAAGACCCTCTAATATTGTTACTTTTACTTTTTTAGATAGTCCAAGCACAACTAGCTCACAAACTTATACAGTTGCTATAAGAGGAGACGGTGCTTGTGATATTACAGCACAAGAAAATAATAGAACAAGTTCAATAACATTATTGGAGGTATCTGCATAATGAGTAAAGGTATTAAAATATCAAGAGCAATTAAAAAAATAAATCCTAATGCTAGTGCTAAAATTATAGCTGAGGATATAAACCAAATAACTTGGTTAGATGGAACTACACCTATATCAGTTGCGGATATAGAGGCACAATTTCCAATTATTGAACAAGAAGAACAAGCAGCAATAGATAAAAGAGAATCAGGCAAACAAAAGTTAAAAGACTTAGGATTAGATGATGATGAAATCCAAGCATTAATAGGAGCATAAATTATGGCATTAACTAGACTAGGACCAAATCAATCAGTAAACTTAGCAAGCAATGTTACAGGAACATTGCCCGCGGCTAATGGTGGTACAGGTGCAACTAGCTTTACAGCAGGTAAGATTTTGCAAGTTGTGTCTGCTAAAAAAACAGATCTTTTTAATACAAGTTCTACAAGTTTTGTTGATGTTGGTTTAGAAGCAACAATAACTCCATCTGCTACATCTAGCAAAATTTCTGTTTATTTAGATACTGGAGGTGTTACTAGAAGTGGTGTTGCAAACGAATGTGCAAGAGTAAAAATTTTAAGAGCTGGTTCTGATAATTATGGTGGAGCTAATATTTTTTATTCTACAGATGATATACCTTATAGTGGTGTAAGTACAAGTTTTCATTATATAGATGAACCATCATCTACAAGTTCTTTACTGTATAAAGTTCAAATGGAAACAAGATCAGGAAATAGTTGTGGTATAATTGCTGGTGGTAGTTCGCAATTCGCATCGTTAATATTAATGGAGATAGCAGGATAATGTCAAAAGTAATACAAGCAATATTAAAAATAAATCCTAATGCAGAGGTAAGTGTTCAAGCAGATGACATTAATCAAATCACTTGGCACAATGGAACAACACCTATTGCTAAAGCTGACATAGAAGCTAAAATAGCAGAGTTACCTACTGTTGAAGAAGAAGCTACACAAAAAGAAACAGATGCAGCTTCAGGCAAACAAAAACTCAAAGATTTAGGATTAACCGACGCTGAGATAAAAGCACTGACAGGAGCATAGTAAATGCTCGGTCATAGTTCCATATCCGCTAATGCAATAGCGACATCTATATTTGATCCAAATGTAAATGTTACTGTTTCAGGTAACGCGCTTACAGTATCTGTTGGAACAGCAACAGCTTTAGCTGGTGCGGTGTTTGAAGTAACTGGTAATGCTCTTACAATCAACGCTGGAACTGTAACAGTTGAGGCAGATGCTAATGTAAACACTAGTGGAATACCATTTACTTTAGGTGTTGGAACAGTAGAAATTCAAGCCTCTGCTATAACAAATGTAACTGGAAATGCATTGACGATGGCGACCGGGTCTGTTACTATTGAAGCTGACGCAAATATAACGCCTGATGCAACACCTTTAACAATAACTGTTAATGATGCTACGGCAATAACATGGAGTGAAATTAATCCAGGTGTAAGTCAAACTTGGACAGAAATAAAACCTTATTAATATGGCATCAACTTTTTCAACAAACTCAAAACTAGAACTAGTCACTACGGGTGAAAAGGCAGGTCTTTGGGGAACTATTACTAATACAAATCTACAGATATTAGAGCAATTATCTACAGGTTATTTATCATCAGCACAATTAGCTTCTGGTGATTTAACACTAAGCTTGGACCAAGGGGCAACGTCCAATGGTAAAAATTTATATATTAAACTTACTGGTACACTAGGTGCAAATAGAAATATAACTATACCAGACAGCTCTGAAAGAATTATTATTTTTGAAGATGCAACTACTAGAGGATCTTCAGCTTTATACACAATTACAGTTAAAACTGTATCTGGATCAGGAGTCGTATTACCAATAGGATCTAAATCATTAGTATATTCTGACGGCACAAATGTCAGCCTTGGACTGCAAAACAAAGGTTATGTAACTTTAAATGCAGGAACAATAACAGCGTACACAGCTACAGATGGTGATCAAATACTTGCAAATACAACTGCAAACCCAATAACAGTTACACTTCCTGCATCACCTAGTGTTGGAGAAGAGATTGTAATTATAGATGCTAGAGGAACCTTTGGATCTAACAATCTTATTGTTGCAAGAAATAGTTCAAACATAAACTCTGCTGCATCTAATCTTACTTTAAGCACTAATGGTCAAGCTGTAACTCTAGTGTTCATAGACTCAACAAGAGGCTGGTCATTCAAGACAAACACGGCGTAAGGAGCACGGACCATGGCCCTTATTGATTTTAAGTTCAAACCTGGAATCGACAAACAAAGCACAGAAGCAGGTGCAGAGCAGCGTTGGATTGATTCTGATAATGTTAGATTTAGATATGGCTTACCAGAAAAAGTTGGTGGCTGGTCTTCTTTAGTTACAGATTCTATTGTAGGTGTCGCTAGAAAACTTCACTCGTTTGTAGATCTTGAAGGTAATAGATATGTTGCAATAGGTACAGATAAATTTTTACTTATATACTTTGAAGGTAGATTGTATGATGCTACACCACTTGCAACTACCATATCAAGTGCAACATTTACATCAACAGGTAGTGTAACAATTACTATTACTACATCTGCAGATCATGGTTTAGAAATAGGAGACATAGTATTATTTGATAATGTAACATTACCATCAGGTACAGGTAAATCTAATTCTGATTTTGAAGATAAAGTTTTTCAAATCCTAACAGTTCCAACATCAAAAACATTTACTGTTGATTTTACCAGCACAGTTAATTCTGCATCTGGTGGAAGCATAGATCTAAAACCGTATGAAAAAATAGGACCCTCCGCTCAGTCTTACGGTTATGGATTTGGTATCGGTAATTATGGTGGTACTGTAAACGGTGTTATTTCAACAACTTTAAACGGATCGTTGGGCGCAAACACTACAGGAACAGGCGGAGGGTCCACTGTTACACTTACATCGACAACTGGTTTTCCAACAGGTGGTGGAACAATAGCTGTTGCAAATGAGTTGATTACATACACAGGTGTAAGTTCAAATGACTTAACAGGTATTACTAGAGGGGCGTTAGGTACAGCAACGTTCGGCACATCAAACGGACAAGCTCACAGCAGTGGTGCAACAGTTACAAATGCTACAACGTTTGCTGGATATGGTAACGCTGTAAATGCTGCAACTGTAACTCTAGAACCAGGACTATGGTCACTAGATAATTTTGGACAAGTTCTTATTGCAACGATTGCAAACGGTAAAACATTCACATGGGATGCATCTATTACAGCTAAATTTACAACAAGAGCCTCAACCACGACATCTGGTTTTGCAACAGGAAATAATCCTACAGCATCAAGAGTTACACTTGTTTCACCAACAACAAGACACTTAATTCACCTTGGAACAGAAACAACTATTGGCACATCAACAACACAAGATGATATGTTTATAAGATTTTCTGATCAAGAAGATATTAACACTTACGCACCATCTGCAATAAATACTGCGGGAACTTTACGATTACAAGATGGTACAAAAATTATAGGTGCTATAAAAGCAAAAGAAAGTATTTTAATATGGACA